GCGGCGTCGGCGGCGGCGGCGGCGGCCTTGCGCGCTTCTCGCTCGCCAATCGTGCCGGCTGCGCATGCGCGCGCCGCTTCGATCGCCTTACGCGGCCTGTCATCGCCGGGCCGCTGCGCCTCGAAGACCGGAAGCACGCGCTCCGCGTAATCGCACGCGCGCAACACGCACTCGCGTATGAACGGCGCCAGCGCCACGCGCGCCGGCTCGCCGATGACGCGATAGGCGACCCACAGCGTGTCGCTGACGCCGTTACTGTCATCCGGACCGGCACGGGTTCTGCGCGCGGATGGCGGCGAGCGTGGTGGTGAGATCGCTCATCACGCGACCCTCCACAGCCGAGCGCCATCACCCAGGCTCCGAACCGTGAAGCGCGCGCCGGTCTTCATCTTCACGCTCCACGCGGCGCGCGCGAGCGCGCTCGCGACCTCTTGTGCGGTGCGGTCGCCGGCGGGGACGAAGAACGACTCGCCGACCGCCAGGTCCTTGATCGGGTAGCGGCGCCGCCAGCGCGGGCCGGGCGGCGGGATCGGGATGTCGCGCTCGATCTCGGGATCGCGGGCGCGAGGGGTGTTGCGCTGGTGGAAACCGGAGCCGTCCATCTGTCCTCCCTGCCGCGTCGCGGCGTCGATGGGAGGCATATTACGTATTGCGCAACTTACGTCAAGAGAAATTACGCCACACGAAATCACTCAGACAAACGACGAACGGCTGCAACCCGGGGCAGCTTCGAAAGACCACAAGTTCCAGTCGTCTATGCCGCCTGAGAATCCATGATTGCGCGCAACAAGCGAATGATCCTCGCGCGATCAGGCGGAGGCATTGCCCGCAAATCGGCCACTAGCTCGTGTTCAGGCGACCCAGGCTCAAAGTCGCATATGAGGTCGCAAGGCTCGCATTTCAGGGCCGCGGCGAGCGCCAAGAGATTGTCGCGAGTGAAAGGCTGCGCCCCAGTTTCGATCCGACTGTAGTTCGGAGTCGACATTCCGGCCGCATCGGCCAGCTCGTACTGCCTTAGCTTTCGAAACTTCCGCCAAGCGCGGAAACGAAACCTGCGCATGTGGGCTTGGTGCCTAAAAGGCATCCGGTCGGTCCATGCCGTCACGCGAAAATACGCTTGACGCAATATTTCGTCTCGCGTAAGTTCTGGGCATGAAGCTATCAGAATGGCTTGCACAAGCCGACGAGACGGCCGACGCCTTCGCCAAGCGAGTAGGTGTGTCTGCGCCGACCATTTCGCGCCTCGCTCGGGGGGTTAACCGTCCTGACTGGACGACGGTGAGAAAGATCGCCGACGCCACTTCAGGGGCGGTTACCGCCGNAGATTGGATGCCGCCGCCTGACCCGGCTTCCGCATCCGTCGAGCCGAGCGCCGCCTAATGGCGTCATACATGGACAACGCGCCGAAGATCCCTCTGCTCGCGCGCATCGTCATGGCGCTCGCAGAGCCGCCGTACCGCTGGGCGCTCAAGGGATACACGCCGTTCTACGATCATCTTTTCGGCGTGCCGCCGAGCCGCCTGGAGGATGAGACGCCGGACGAGGCGTCGATCAAGAACAGCTCGTCGGAATGCGACAACGGCGGCGGCACCCGATGACCTCGCAGCGGGTTTCCGGGGCTTTCGATCGCGGCGCGCAAGGCTTGCAGCGGCAAGCTGCTTTCGATCAGCCACCCGCCGATAGACTTGTCCGTCGCTGCGAAGGCCGTCGCAGGGGTCGCGCCGTGGAGCGACCGCAGCGTATCGCGAATGGTTTGCACGTCTCGGATTACTCGCTCCCGAGTGGACGGGTTGAGCGAGACGACGACGAGCACCGGTCGCTTTTTCTGATCCATGGCGTCCCCCTGCGTTGCGCGGGAGCACGCAAGCACGCTGGGTCAGGGGAGTCGACATCGTCGTGATTTCTGCCGGCCGCCGCCCCCTCCCGTCCTCCAGGCGCGGCTGGAACACTGGCGCGGCGGCTTCGGCTGCCGCGCCTTTTCTCATTGCGCGGCGAGCCACGCGGCCCCTGCGAGCGCAACCAGCGCTGCGGCATAGCAGCGCCACGACATCACGAGTCCTCGGCGCGCGTGTTAGGCGCTGCGTCGAGAGCGGCGGCGGTGAGGGACACATCCCCCTCCCTGTCCTCCACCGCCCGCCGCAGTCGCGCCATCACGAGATCAACAGCCTGCCCGATCGTGACGAAGCGGTGTCCTGCCAGGGTCCGCGCGCCTCGTCTGATCTTCAAGCCGTCGTCGCTCTCCATGGACCGAACCATGGAGGGCTCATGCCGAGAACGTCCCACCCGAAAACGGATAGCGCGCTAGACCACCATACGATTGAGGCCGTCGAGGCGGCCATCGCTCCGGTTGTGCGCGGTGTCGCCGCAACCGTGCCGGCGAAGCAACTCGCGCGCGACGCCGATGTCAGTGAAAGCCGCGCGAAGCAGATGCGGGCAGGGGACACTCTCCCCGGCATTGGCCCGCTGATTCTGATGGCGCGGCGCTACCCAGCAC